GACCCCCTGCGCCCACCGTTATATGCATGTCCCTCGAAGAAATAATATGCCTCCCGCGAATATGCCGGCACTACGAAACAGGCGTTTCGATACTCCCCACCGCGCTCCTCGGTGCGCGTTTCCTGCCTATAAGCCTTCGTGCGCCAGACAAAACAAGTCTCAGGGGATTCTAAAAAATCGCTGTATCCCGGGGGGTTGAATCCGAGAGAGTTCGAGGTCAGTGTTGTCGTCGTGAAGTGCTCTTCCATCACAGACCGCAGGTCAATGTCGTTGGTGTAAGGCATTGTCGGCAAGGAGCGAGACCCCGACGTGCTGGTCCAAGTCCATGTGCCCTCGAGGAGACACTCGCCCGGGGAGCGGTCATCCGTGTTTGTCCCGTGCAGCTCTGCTTGTCCGGGCTTGAAATATTTGGCAGTCTTCAGGTCCCCGTCCATGAACGCCACAAAAACCACCGTATCACAGTTGACCACGTACGGGCTGGGGCCTAGCGGTTTAGCACTGTGGCTGAGCAACCCACCGATCATAGGCTCGTAATACTTTACGGGTATGAAACTCTTCTTGACCGGCGGGGAATACAGATACCCCTCGCTCTGCAGCCGCAGACTAGCTGTAGCGGATGTGGCGCATGGCTCTCCTTTACGCCGCTGGTTGGGTGCACGATACAGTCCGATACGGATATTCAATTGGTACCAGCACCCTTTTTGGAAGACGTCGTCTTCGGGGTAGTAGTACCCGACGTTATGGGCTTCCGTACCACTATCGTTGAAGGCCCACCCGCACGAGGTGCTGTACCCACTCAACTTGTAGAACTCACCCAGATCTTTAGCGCTCATCAGCTGCAGAATGTCCCCGGCATCCACTTTTTTGGTGAACTCTTTCCCCGTAGGGAAGTTTTCCCCGGTCGGCAGCCCCCGTAGCTCGTCTACCACCGTGTACATGTCCATATCGAATCTGTTCAGACACTGCATCTTGAATGTCTCGGTCGTAGTGCCGTCGAACATAGGGAGTGGCATCGCAATGACTCCGCGCGCAGCGCTTATTTCTACCAACCATCTTCTACCGTCCTCACCAACCGTTATGCCGTGGGTACGCATGAACTTGTAGTCGTACGTTACTTGAACACCGTTGGCTACCGCCGAATCCATATATGGTGTTTTTAGGTATGGGTTTTTACTCGTGAAGTACGCCTTAGGTACTCTACCCAATCCGAGTAGAACCTGCACCACCTTTTTCATTGACCCCGACCACATGGAGGACCGCGCGGATAGATATTGCGTCGGCTGCCGCTCACCTGCCGTCGTCGGGGTCCACTCCGGTACAGACGCATGTGGGCGTACCGCCAAACGCAGCGACGGTTGTCGATATGCCGCCAATAGCTTGTTTCTGTTGGCGGCGGCCACGGTAGGTATGAACGACTTTAGCGCTAGAACTTCTTTGCCGTCGCGGATCTGAGGCGTCAGCCAACCATCGATTATCAGGCCGGAGAGTATCGTCGGCGCCATAGCCGGCACCGGCATCACCCAATCTGAATAGGCCTCGCTCGGAACACGCGGGGCGACGCTTATCTGCACGATGTTTTGGCCGCCGGCCACGAGAACGTATATATACGAGTCCTCGTCAACACGACGCTGCATCGAGTACGTGGGGATCTTAGCCCGCCTAGCGACCGCTTGAGCTTTGGCAAGAAGTAGCCGACCCTCCGGTATAAGGGTCAGCGCTCTTTCTCTATCCCCCTCGATGCGTATAGACGGGACCCCTTCTACAAGGTCCATCGTCCACCCCCTTAGCTAGAAGCGAGCTGGATGCGGTACGCTAGGTTAAACACATCCGTGTTATACAAGACACGCGCCGCACTGAACTTGGTGGCAGACGCCAGCTTACCGGTAACCGCGCCTTTGGTGGCTTCACTAACTAGAGCGGCACCATTTACGGTGAGTGAACCGCTCGTCGCAATCGTGAAGGCCGCCTTATTGGCGAGGTTATCTATCAGGTTACCGGCAGGTGCCGACGGCGTCCATGCTGGTCGCGTCACCTCTGTATACCCCTCAGAGCCTGACGTGATTTCATTCGCCGTGGCTGGGTACGATGCTGCGGTCAGCCCCGGCAGGGGTGTGTAGTTCGCAGCGTACAAAGACAGATACCACGTGGGGATCTTGGTACCGTTATACAGCCCGGTGGACAATAGGTACATGAGGCCTTCGTCCGGGACTAAGTTTGGATCTACGCGCTCATCGCAGCCGTTCACATCGTGAACATAGGTGCCGGAGATAAACGCCTTGGCCTTGGGGAAATACAGCCCTCGGCCGTCGCCCGTGCGTTCATATTGATTGGCTGCCAACGCTTTGGTGAACTCACCGGCGTGTTTCTGCAGTTCATGGCTCATCGTAAGTTCTCCTCATTGGATTACAGAGTTGTCAGCGATACCAAACGCCGACGTGGAGGTGGAGTTTACAGGAGTAACGACCTGTTTGATACCCCTGCGAAACAGATATGTGGTGCGGCCTTCAAGCCCTGCTGGAACCTTCACCCTATCGGGCTGCAGCTCTACAGTGACCCCACCATCCATACCGACCACATACCCAGAAGTGCTGAGCCACAAAGCGACTGGTTTGTCTGATGTGACCTTCTTCTCCGGCAGGTGTTCAGGCGGTATTCTAACGCTACTACGCCGTACGGCACGACAGGTGCTCACGAGGCTCATCTCAAACTTAGTTGGGTCTACGCCACGCAGGAACCACACGCCCCGAGAGTCCCCAACATACAAACCATCCGTCACAGCCTCTATGAAAGAGATATACCCACTAAACTGCACGAAATTGTGCGCTGGGTTGTGCAGGTGCGGACGCAAAGCGTTGCTAAAAAACAGCGTGTTGTTTTTGGCAGTGTATAGACGCCCGCCGAGCCAAGCGACGAAGTCCCCCGGCGGCAGCGGCTGTAGGAACTTCGTATCCAGCTCCGAGCCTCTAGCTGTCTCTGACACGATATAGTTTGGGAACACGGCCGGTAAGCTAGCTGCGAAACGAAGGATCTCGCCGTCAGGGTCGGTTATGTACACATACATCTGCCAATCAGGGTGAGTGGTTGGCAGGCCGACAAGCCTTATCCCGCCGCCATTCGGCAGGTCCACAAACTGCACCGGCGTGGCCCCACCCTCCTCTCCGCGGTCGTCTACATATGTGATGCTGACCCCATACTTCCCACTACGCAGCGAACCGCCGGCCGCTTCTAGTGCCGGCAAAACTTCGGGGACGGGCACCCCTACACCCCTAACCACGACACTGTCGGAAGGCAGCCACTGTATGGTGGTTCGGTTTGTCCAATACACGTTACCGTTGTACTCGACAAAAGATAGTTTGTCTGGGGAATTCAGCGTGCTTATTGATTCGGTGGACAAGTCCGGGTTGACCTTCAGGACAGTGGAGCCGTCCGCCACGAGGGCTACCCCCCTCTGCTGCGCCAACCACAAGCTGTGGTAGGCGGTCCCCGGCAGGCGCAGAACCTGCCCCACGCGCCTGCGGAACTGTCCTCCGCGGGCGATGTCTACATTCATGGCTTCGCGTACAGTGCCGGGTGACAAGGATGTCTCGTCGCTGAGGGAGTCGATACCCAGTATGGGCATCGGAAATTTGGTTGTTCTACTCATTGTTGCCTCATACGGTTGTAGGTATTGGTACTGAAGACTCGTCCAAGATGGGAAGCGGAGTTACGACGCGCGTATTGCAGCCGAAAGGGTTGGTTACGCTTGGCCCACAGAACCCGACTGGCGGAAACCCGTGCGCGGCGACCCCTCGTGGTACGCGATGCGTGCCAAACAGGTCGTGGTATACGCCCGTCGTGCGCACCACACGTGTGGTCTTTGGGGTGCCTACCGCCGACAAGTCGTCGCCGTGCGGTTTGAGTTTACCAGCTTCCCAGCGGTCGATGTTACCCACAACGTGACTAACCCAACCGCTTGCGTGCACACGAGTCTGGCCCGCGGCAGAGGCAGCACCAACCTGTGCGCTGCCCATGCTTTTAGGGAAAACACTCCGGATTGAGGTGTCGACGCCGGGGGTACCAAACGCCCCGCCCCACGTACTGGGGACGGAGACGGCGGGGTTTCTACGCTCGACCCGCATAGGGCGGATAAAGTTCTCAAAGTTGCCGTCCTCGAGCGTGCAGCTCGCGAAGCCGGCGGGGTAGATCGGCCTATTCAAGAAGTCGATGATGTTGTTACCCCACAGCGAGACGACCCCCATACCAACGTCATATCTGCGGGGGTACCCTACGAGCGGGACACCCCAAGGTGATGTCAGCCCCTGCTGGGGGTTCCCGCGATGCGGGATGCCGCTCAGCAAGAGCTTGCGGTTCAGCAGCTCGAAACGGTGGGTGGTGGAGATGCTCGTCAGGACACTCCCCACTGGATACACCCGTCGGTTAGGATCCTCCGGCACGGACGGGGGGGCTACAACCGCCGTACCCCACAGCTGCGTGTTCGCGATCCCTTGGTGGTTGTACTCGTCATCAAAATCTATGTGCTGCGGGACGTTGAGGAACACTATTTGCCCGAAGCGCAGCGAACGCACACCGTTGGGACGTACATACCTTATCCTCAGGTCAGCCTCGTGTTCCCCGACAGCTTTGTTTGGGCCAAGCACTGGATATGGGTAGACCGTCCGATGTTGGTTGGACACCGCCGCGTCTCCAAACCACGGGTGGCTCGAGTCGTTGTCTGGGCGGGCCATCCGGCCGTCAATAATGTGTGCGTTGTGGTTTTCTGGGTGGTACCCGTAGGGCATCTGATCGCCAGAAGGAGCGTATATGTACCAAGGGGACAAGCTGGCTCGGTCACTCACACCGCCTTGTGTGGGGGGCACGCCCGCGGGCCTTAGGAACCTAGTGAAGACAATCGTCGGCGTCCCCAACAGCTGGTCTTGGAATATGAACTGTGGCAGAAGGTTGTTTGAAAAGACCTTGTGGTGCCCGACGGCCGACTCTTCGTCAACGAGGCTGGGCGGGTATATTGTGGCGAGCACAAACTCCGGGCCCGCCCCCCACGCAGGCGGCGGTATGCCAAACCCATTGTCCTCCTCACCGTCTTGTTTCTTGCGATTGAGCAGAACCATCTGTGCCGACGGGGGGTCTGGGGAGTCGTTCTTGATACGGTGTATGACCGTGAAAGCCGGCGCAGCCACAGTTGTGGGCCACACCTTCTTCGTCCGAAACGCTACGACGGGCTTAACCAGTTCAGGGTGGTTTGCCCCATCTGGAGATATGTGTCGGACATAGTTCTGAATGTCTTGGCGGCCAAACTCCCCTTGGTCGTACCCGAACGGATACAACGTCTTGTTTCGGCTCTCCACCACAGGCTCCCCGAACCAAGGCACTTGGTGTACGTTCACGGGTTTGGGAAACGCTTCCCTGCGGAATATCCACAAGTTGT